TCGATAGTTCTTTGTACTGTGACAGTTCTACTATCAAAACTTATGTCATCCCATTGCAGGCCTTGTAATTCGTTTGCAGATAAACCTGTAAATGCGGAGAACATTATAAAGCACTGAAGATAAGTTGTCTTTTCAACTTTAATCATTGAGGCAACATGATCATGAGAGTAACCGCCTCTTTCCCTTTCACCGCCAGTGATCTTATCTCTTTCCTTGGGATTGTTAGGATTAACCGCAATGTATCCCTTGTTGATAGCAAATTTCATAATCATGTTTAATGTACCAACACAATGCCTGATTAGCTTTGCTGACTTGCCAGAGTTTGCTTTTGAATCAATAAAAAGGTTTATATCACCAGTAGTGATCTTCCTGATTGATTTACCGCCAAAGTAAGGCTTCAGATGCAGGTTGTAATGTCTTTGATCATTGTCAAAAGACCTTGCCCTGATACCCTTTACAGGCCTGTTAATAGACATCTTCCTGGCATCCAATGCCTTTTCAGCAATGTCCTCAAAGTATGCATCTTCAACAACCTTTGCCTGACTTTTCAAAAATGTTTCTAAATGTTCTCTTTCTTCTTTTAATTTCTTCTTATTAGAATTAGTTACCTTCTTGAAAATCTTAGGCCAAGTACCAGTATTTTCATCCATAACTTTGTATGAAAATTGAAATGATTTAAACTTCTTGCCTCTTCTAACACCAGAAACAGAATAGATATCAGTAATTCTATATTCAGCCATTAGTTTTCTCCCTTTCCTGGAATAAAATGTATGTCGCCTTCATAGTCTTGAACCATGATCTCTTTAACTCCTGCCTCATCAGCTACATCTTTAGCCATCATAATGAAAACATCATGCTCATCTGGTTGAACCGCTACTTCAATTTTTTCACATGGCAATCCAAGAGTATGACCTTTGCAAATGCCAGTTACTGGGTAGTGAGTGCAACCACCAAACTCAATATAAAATTCATCAAGAGTTTTTCTGAGCAGTTTTTCTGTACTGCCCAGTTTAGTTTCGTGTGGGATAATTATGTATGAGAGTTTCATTAGTTTGCTCCCTCAATAAAATTATCAAACTTGAATGAATGCTTAGATAAGGCTTTTATAAGTTGGTCAATTGTACCTTTGTCAGAAGTGATAAGGATATCTTCCTCACTTGTGTGGTAAAGCATTCTCCACTCGTATCCACATAGTCTGTCGAGGAACCTGATAGCAGTATAGCTTTCAGCCTCAATAATATAGTCATCACCTTGTTGATGTATAAATAAATCTCTCATTAGTTTAACTCCTCATACCATTCGTCTGGAATATCGAGACACTCCTCACACTCGGTACAATATTCGTACTCTAATGCATCTGATTTTGATATTTCGTGACCACACTCATCACATTTTATTGATTTAATTTTTTCCATGATTTTGTCTCCTCAAAAACATTATATTACTTAAATAGGCATTATATGCCTATAAGTCAAGAATATATGCGAAAAAAAATGGAATAAACCTGACGACTGGTTGGTACGATGGTTGGTATAGCCAAACCCTTATCAGGCTTAAAACGCAAAAAAACCCCAAAAACCGAAGTCTTTGAGGGTGATCTAAGTCATTGATTTTATTGATATAGTTGGTTGCGGGGGTAGGATTTGAACCTACGACCTTCAGGTTATGAGCCTGACTCTTTTCCGCAGAACTCTGCCAATTGTTAATCGTGGTTGGTATAGTGGTTGGTATAATTTTTCGCACTTTCTTCTGGTTGGTATAGTGGTTGGTATACTATGGTTTTTTCAAAGTTTTTGCAACTTTTTCTCCAGACCTTCCAACAACATATCCACCAACACCTACTGTTAATAGTGTCCAAAGTTCATCTGGCAGAGGTATCATTAACTTGCTACCAGTGGCCACTTCAACAAGCGGAAAGATTAAATAATTTACACTTACAATCAGTGTAATATTAAACATCAGGATTGGCCTCCAACTACTGGCAATCCAACTTTCAGACTTGGCCTCGGCAAGAATAATCTGACTTGCTGATGCCTCAATCTGCTTTGTGTTTTCTAATAATGCAAGCCTTACCTTATTTTCAGCTTCTGCCTTTTTGTCTGGGTCTGGTATGGCCTCTTTGACTATGTCACCAACTATTGGTGCTAGTGCTGATATTAATCCTATCAAAATATTCTCCCTTATATTTTAGACATCTTGCCACTGGCCAGTACGCATTTGTTCAGATAGTTCATATGCTCTTTGACCTACTTGGGATGCCCACTTTGATTCACCGCCATTGGAACCTATAATCATTTCTTTAGATGCACCTTCATAGTCACCATTGGATAGGCAACCAATAAATTTTTGAAATGTATTTAAACCTGCAAAACCAAGATTAAAACACATATTGTCACAAACTGCTTTTCTAACTTCATCCAGGCCATTGTACCAATCTGTACCACTTAACTGCTCCTGTACCTTCTTTACGTCATTAGACAGCATAAACTCTGCCTCTTCTTCAGTAACCCCTACATCTTCCAGGTTCCTGCCATAAGCAATTGTCAATTTATTTGCACTGCAATGATAAGGAAAAAGTCTTTTGCCTTCATGACGTTTTAGTTGATCTATAAGTTTGCTCATAATTAACCTTTTAAATATTTTGCCCACCAAATTATTATGGCTAGGCCAATTGTTGCTAATCCAATTCCAACACTGCAATTGATTATTAAATCTCTACGTTTGGCTTGTTCTTCAAGTTCTTTTTTTCGTATTGCTCTTGCCTGTGCAATTGTGGCCTGTAGTCGTTCCCATTGACCCATCCCATCTGATCCATACAGCAAAAATAATGAACGCAATTCGTCTTTTAATCTTTTCTGCTCTTCTTCTTTGAAATGTTGTTCAAGAGCATCATCCATGATACCGCCAAACAATCTTTTCTTTTTTTTTCTTTCTTTACCAAAGTTAAGTTCGGCCTCGGCATTGGCATATTTTTTTATATAATTGGAGGCACTTTGCAAATCTTTGCCCATAGAAATAATTTTTTTTATTCCTGCATGGGCAGATGTTAGCATACCAAATGCACTGATGGGATCTATCATTAATGTTTACCTAATTTACTTGGAGAGTGCTTTGTCTAGTTTATCTTCTAGTCTGTGTAAGGCATCCATTACCTTTGTAACGTCATCTCTTACATCATCTTTTCTTGCATAGTTATATGCAATCTCTTCTCTTGTTTTATTGATTAATATTTGTTGCCTTTTGACCTCTTTTACGAGGTATGTGAAAACCCAAGCAAAGGGAAGAATAACAAATGTCAATATTGCCGACCATATAACTTGGACATCCAGTTCCATCTTATATAGCCGATATAATAAAGGCTAGTAATTCACTATACCTTACACCTAATCTAGTTTGTTCTTTACCATCATCATCTGTCCAAGTATCAGAACAAAACATTGCATATTTACTTGCATCTAAACCCTCTGCTGTAAAAGCATCTTGTAAGTCTTGTGCTATAATACCAAAGTGAGTTCTTGCATTGTCACCTTTTTCTGCAACCTTATCTTTCCATCTAAACTTTCTCATTAGACCTTTAGCAACTACAGCTACTCTTTTTTCTGCATCACTTAGTTCTTCTATGTCTTGTTTTTCATTTCTATCTGATGTTTGGATTGTGCCATTGGTTGCAAATACATCATTCCACCTACCATTACTTGCCCCTAAATCTTGAGTATTGTCAGAAGTCGAGCCATTTTTACAAGGGCGAAGCTGATTAGCACTACTCATTAAAACACCATTACTGTTTGTGCCAGAAGCACCAAAAATCATTTCTTCAGTAAAGGGAGTATTGATAAAACCTACAGCAGAATTGTCTTTACGGAACTCCATTAAATTACCAAAACTTGTTTTTCTGTTTAAAAACATATTGGTATTACCATCTCTTGTAGAAACTATTGTGCCAGTGCCTTCAATCTCAGTACCAACAACATTTGCAGTTTGGTCTGTTTTTCCTACAGTGATAACACCACCACTAGATACCCTTGCTCTCTCCGAACCACCAGTTTCAATTGTTACTGTATCAGCAGAAGGAAATCTTATAGCTGTGTTGGTATCTCCATCATGAATAATTTTATCTGCAATGGTTACGTCACCATCTTTAAGAGTTACACCATCAACTGCTACCCCTGCATCTGTAACTTTTTCTGATATTGTTCCTACTGTTAATGTACTCATTCTAAACTCCTAACATGCCATTAATACACAAGGCACTAAATATGTGCCATCATCATATGTATGTGATACGTTTGTTGATGTTACTTTTGCTATTGTTTTACTTCTTACAATATCGTCATCTTGAGGTTTTGCAGTGCCATCTCCTGCACTCATAAGCAAATCACCTCTAGCTACTGTTGTTCCTTTAGCAATCCTAATAACAAAATCACCAGTCATTGCTAAATAATAATCATCAAAATCATCATCACTATCCCAACTTTGGAAAACTCCTGCCACATT